CTCCTCGGAAGTAAACTCAGCCAGTGTGTTATCTCGAATTTCTATTGTCTGTCCGCTACTGCTCACCATGTCAAAATCGACAGGGTAATTCTCACCAAAATTGATTGTGATACCCTTGAAGTCAGTAGCACCAGTGTTAAGGTTGATCGTAAGCTCATACAGTGCTTCGGAAAGCAGTGTGCCGCCGACCAAGCCAGTGTCGTAGTAAGTGTCCGAGCTATTCCTTCGAGGGAGGAACAACATCGAACCGTCTACCTTAGTGAAATCTTCCTCAAGCGTTGCGTAGACCATTTCAGCGGATTTCTCCGAGAACAGGTTCGCCGCATTGGAGAAGTAAGCGAAATCGCCCGGAGCGATTCTCGCCTTTGCCTGTGCTTCTTGGTTTACGAGTCCGAAAGAGAGCATGATATATGCTCTCTCCCGGAGGGAAGATTTCATGCTTTCTTTATATGCTTTCGATACCTTCTGCATAAAATCGCTCCTTTACTCGCCTGTGTCGATAAGATTCACCTTACAATTTCTGTAGTGTGTCGGGTGTCCGTTCTCGTCCACCCAATAGGGTTCGCCTGTTCTATCGCCACAGTACATCTTGATTGTGACCTCTTTGTTCTTCACCGGGTCGATGAAGCTGACGTACACGAAGAACGGACTGAGCGCACTCAGAATGCGACTCCATTGATCTGCGGTGAGCCAAGACCATTCAAGCCCATCGAGCTTGTACTGGTCTCGACCCACACGCTGACCAACTACCGCTCCGTTTGCATTTCTGCCAGCGTCAACAACTGTAGTGACAATGGGGTGTACCCCTCGCTTTGGAGGGGGCAATTCATATCCGTTGACCTTGATATAAGACATTACCGTCCCTCCTTACTTAGCGAATACGAAACCGTTTGCTTTCTGCTGAGTGGTTACAGCGTCAGAGACAGTTCGGTTGCCGATCTGAACGATGGTCTGCTCGTTCTTATCAGCCTGTCGGCGCATATCAGCCGCCATCTGAGCCATCGTAGGTTCTACATACTCTCTGTAGAACTCCTCCATACCCTCCATGAAGCCTGTCGCAGTGACAGAGGTGTTGCTTGTCACGTTTGCGGACACGGACTTAGCGAAAGAGCCGGAGTCATAATACTTGAGCGCAGAGGTATCTACTGCGAAGCTCATTGTAGGTGTCACGGCAGTGAAGGAGTCAGCCCAGCTACTTACCACACCCTTCGTAGACTTTCCGAGGAAGCTGAAACCGTTGTTGAAACCTTCAACGGAGAAACCAGCCATTTCGTAGAAGACCTTAGAAGGAGAATTGATACCGAGAACTCCCTTGAACCAGTCGATAATGTCAGAACCCCAACTCTTGATCGTGTTCTTACAGGTGGAGTACAGATTGCCGATACCGTTCTTGAAACCACTGATTACGTCAGACGCAATCGAGTAGAAAGAGCTGTAGGAAACCGTACCTGTGAACCACGACTTCACGTTGGAAGCGAAGGTCTGCATATTAGACTTCGCATTGGTGTACGCTTCACCGATCTTGTTCTTAAAGCCGTTGATAATGTCATTCGCATAGCCAGCAAAGGCAGTGGAAGAAGCCGTACCGCTGAACCAGCTCTTGACGTTGGAAGCCCACGTTGTAATCGAGGACTTAGTGTTGGTGTACGCAGAACTGATCTTGTCCTTGAAACCATTGATTACGTTACTTGCGTAGGTAGCAAACGAAGTGCTGTTCACACCTCCGAAAGAACCGCTGGTGAACCACGTTTTTACGTTGCTCGCCCAAGTGGTAATTGAGGACTTGACCGTACTGTAGGTGGAAGAAATCTTATCCTTGAACCCTGTAATCACATTGCTTGCGTAAGTACCGAAGGAGGTAGCATTCACACCGCCAAACGAGCCGCTTGTAAACCACTCCTTCACTTTGGAAGCCCAAGTGGTGACACTGGTCTTCACGTTGGTGTAGGTCGTGCTGATCTTATCCTTGAAACCGCCGATGATGTTACCGCCGATTTCTTTGAAATGATCTACGATGTTCTTACCGTCTTCACCCTTAGTGAACC